TCAGCTTTGTTTATTTTGTCGCCTTCGTACTCAAGGAACTCTTCTGGAGCTTTCTTTTCGATAGCGTCTGATTTGATTATGTAGCCGTTCTCAATTAGAGATTTACGTAAACGCTCATTCTCTGCCTTAAGAGTTTCAACTTCAGCGTTAGCTTTGTCTACTTCAGCTTCTTTTGCTTTCTTCATGTCTTCGTCATAAGCCTTCTTAGCTTCTTCTTCAGACATACCCTTGTCCATGTAAGGCTTTAGTTTACCTAACATCTCATCGGACATTTTTACTGTTGTTTCTAATTCTTCGTTCATAGTTTCCCCGTCGAAGTTGTCGCGCTTAAATAAAGATACCATTGCCTCCGCATTGGCAGGACGATCTACCAAAGACAATTCGTCCAATTCAAGCATGGTTAAAAGGTTAGCCATTATAGTCTTCCTTTGTTGCTTTGCCACCAATGCTAAAGGCGGCGAGTTCACCAGATTTTACCTTAGCCCAGACATCATCGCTATATACTTTAAACGCTACTATCCAACCTTCTCGGTCACTCTGGATGCCAAGGGAATCACCAATCTCTTTAGTGATAGGCATAGAGTGGATAACGGCACCAATCTGTTCGCCCTTGTGCATTTCTTTACCTACACGTACATGCTCCATAAACTTGTTTACAGCACTTACTAACGTGTCAGGTTTAATTACATCGCCTTGTCTATCGACTACTGGTTCACCCTTTTCGGTTACTACAGAAGCCCAGCCATAGACCATGCGTTGTTCTTCATCGGTCTTTAATATTTGACCTGTAATATCTTTAGTCATACTTCCCACTGTGCTACCACTCCACATTCTACAAGACCAATATCTTGCTGAGGTTTTATCTTTAGCCGTACTACATGAATGTCGGCTTCTAAAGTTAGCTCTAGCTTTCGGATCATCTCGACGAATTTCCATATTAGGGTCACCAAAGGTAACTTTGACAGTCTTATCACCAGATTTAACGTATACACCAAACTTCTTACTAGACCCTTTTGGTAGTCTAAAAGGTTTGTTTAGTGGCTTGTCAGCTTTGTCTACAACCTCAGCGTATTTACTTAGGCTTGTTATCTTGTGACCAACAAACTGATTACGTGGTTTACCTTCATCGTCAATTAGCTCTATACGTGCCGCTGGTTCCTCTTTAGTACCTGTTATCTTTACAGGTATGTTAGGTACTGCACCGTCACGATGTATGCTTCTTATGATACCTCTTGCTGTACCACCTGATGAAGACCAACTTACTCTATCACCTACTTTAGCCATTAATCTAAGTCCTCTTTAATAATAATAGTGAAGTAACCATTGTTAGGAAATGTCTCTACTGTGTTATCAGCATATGTAACTTCTACTTCACCGTAGTAAGTACCAGCAGTATTAGTATCTGCTCCCACCCAAGAGTATTGTACTATACCGCCAGATGCGCTTGCAACTGTCATAGGAGCATCTACCTTGAGTGATGTTGCTCCAAACGCTTTCATGTGGAATCTAACACCAAACGCACCTGTAATGTCTATTGCGTTACCACTTGCGTCTTCTAGGGTTACTGCCAACTTAGGGCTAGTATCATTCGTTTTAATTCTAAAAGCCATTAGCCTATCTTAACCTTATTGTTTGAGTCAAATCTAACTGAGTTACTATTCGCTATTTCTGTTCTACTACCTATACGTTGATTGCCTATGTTTACTACTCTAGCTAAAGCTGGATTGTAGTAGGGTTCACCTAATACTGGTATTCCACTAACAACATTATCAAGTAATAAGTAATGATCTCCTATTATGACAGTGCGATCTACTTCTGGTGTTCCTGTAATAATATTAGGAGTAAGTAGTACTAAGTTGTAAGTCATAACAACATCATCTACTTCTGGTACACCAGATATTAAGTCTCCAGTAGAAAATGTCTCTTCTTCTGACATTGATATATTAGGTACACTTACAGCACCAGTACTCAAGTCTCCAATAGAAATTATGTGGTCTTGGTTTATTACTACAGGGTCAAGTACAGGAGGTGCAGTATTTAAGTTTGCTATCTGTACTACATGATCTTGTAAGAAACTTACACTAGGTGTCTCTGGTGTATTGGTAGTTATAGGTCTAGCAACAAATGTTTCATCTTCTTGCATTGTTATTGCAGGTAGACTTAAGTTACCAGTATTTAGATCTCCAGTATCAAGAGTTTGACCTTGGTTTACTACAGGAGATTCTAAGGTAGGATTACCTGTACTAATATCCCCAGTAGAAAATGTCTCTTCTTCTGACATTGATATATCAGGTATATCTGTGTTACCTGTATCTAAGCTAGGAGTAGAGAGTTTATTATCTTCTGTAATATCTGCGCTATCAGTACTTGGAGTGTCAGTAATTATACTTAGAGCAGATAAAGTCTCATCTTCAGACATTGCTAACTCTTCAATATCTACAGAACCTGTGTCTATGTTACTAGAACTTAAAGTTTGGCTTTGATTAAAAGAAGATGTCGAGTTTACTGGAACGCCAGTATTTAAGTTAGGAGCAGAGAGTTTATTATCTTCAGTAATATCTGCTGTGTCTAGTGTAGGAGAATTAGAAAGTAAGTCACCAGCAGAAAACGTCTCTTCTTCTTGTAATAGAGCAGTGTCAATTACTGGCGTACCAGAACTTAAGTTTGGAAAGGTTAGTGTCTGTCCTTGATTAAAACCAGAAGTTCCAAGATCAGGATTTCCAGATGTAACAAACAATGCGCCTAGAGTTTCGTCTTCTTGCATTGTAACAGAAGGTACAACTGAAGAACCAGTTGTAATGGCACTAGCTGTTAATTCGTATTCTTCACTTCCCATACCAGCAAAGGTAGAGGATGCAAAAGGGCTAGTACCAAACATTTATTGCTCCTAGTTTTCGTCACCCACATAACGGGATGTCCACATAGTTAATGAATATTTAACCCCAGACTGTAGCTCATCGACATAATGACCATGAGTAACTTGGCTAGGGAAGAGTATACAACTTCCAACGGGTACATCTAAGTTTGTAAAGTCCTGACGCGGAAAATAAAGTGTAGCACCTTCATAGTTGTCGTTTAATTTAACGCTACCAGTTATAAGAGATGCGTCTGTATGAAGACCTAAAGACTTCTGTGTATCCATAGCATAACGCATAGTAAAGGCATCACGTAGTCCCATATATTCTACAGGCTTCCAATGTTTCTCACATATCTTAAACAGTCTATCTCTCCAGAGAGCTTCATACTCTTTCCATAGACCTAGCTTCTTAAGTCTTATCTCTTGTGCTGGAAACTTATCTCCATCTAGATTACCCCAACCACCTAGAGCATCAGACTTAGCTATTAAGTCTTTACACTCACTTTCGGATAGTAGTTTTGTAACTAGCAAGTCTTGAGCTACTTCTTTATAGTCTAAATATCTACTTGTCCTAGTAATAGGAGAGGGTAGTTTTTTATACCCAAACTGTTCTGCTAGGCTGTAGAAGAAGTCTTTCTCTGACTTACCTCCATTGCCATGATATATACATCCACAACAGTTAGTTCTATCATTCCAGAGTTGACCGTTTACTATCTTTATATTTGTATCATGGTTCTGAAATATATATGCTTCGTAGTCTAATCCTACTTTGTTTGCATACTCTGTTTCTACTGTACCATCTATTAGTTTTAAGTATCTAGTTTGACAGTATAGTTGATCATCGCCTTTAGCGTCTGTACTTGGTAGATTAAGGAACTCATCTATTGCCCCTGCATATCCTATATACAGTCCACTATTCAAATACCTGTATGGTGTTCCATCATCTATCCAGCTTTCTTTGTAGAAGTGATTGTCTGTTATCGGCCAACATTCTTGTTCTGCCCCAAACAATATATCTACATCGAAGTCTATGAACCTTTGTATTACTGTTTCATACCCTTCAGTGAAAAATGTATCATATCCATCAACGAATAACACTATCTCATCTTTAGCTAAGTCTTTGACTAAGTTCTTTACTAACTCTACTTTTCTTAAACCATCGTATCCTTCCATCTCACTCTTCCAGCTATCACCTTTACCAAGGTTAACTAGATTAATTTGATGTCTGTCACATGACTGTGATAGTGGCCACATTTTAG